ATTGAGCCGGTGCCAGGCGTCCGTGCCAGGGTCGTCGTAGACCCGGCCAGCAGCGACGAGGGAGGCGACCTCGCCGTCCCGCATGAAGACGCGCGGCCGGGAGAACTCGACGAGCCCGGCGAGAGTGCCCGCGCTCGCAGCGAGCGAGAGCACGGGGAACCCAGGGGCGACGACCTGGGCGACGGCGATCAGCTCCGGCTCTGGGTAGGCGCCGATCGGACGCCAGTCGCCGGAGGGGGCGAGCGCCATGAACTCACGGAGCTGTTCCTCCGTGACCCCCGGCCGGAGCGCTCCGGCTGCCCAGATGCCGATGTCGTCCTCGCCGACGGAGACGTCGCAGACCTGGACGGCGCCGGGCCCTGCGTCGTAGTGAGCCTGGGCCATCCGCCAGTCGGCGCGCTTGTCGGCATGCCCGGCGCCCATCGTGATCGTGCCGGTGGCCCGCCTGGAGCCGTCAGAGCAGCGGACCTTGCCCGTCATGAAGTAGGCGTAGCCGGAGCGGCTGTGCGGCGGGTTCTTCCGCTGGTTGAGGTAGCCGGTGTGCTGGCGCCCCCACTCGGCGATGTGGCCGAAGACCCGGCCGTCCTCCTCGACCCGCAGCGGCGTCGGCCTCGTGAGCTTCGGGTCGTCGAACCACTCGGGCGGCGGTTCGACCGGCGCGTGGATCGCCGAGGCGAGGAGCATCGGCTGAGGCGGCGGCTCGACTTCGGGGAGCCCCTGCGGCTCGACGATCTCCAGCTCGACGTCGATCGGGGCGATGACGCACTGAGGGAAGGCGGGGATGTTCACGACGGTCGCAGCGCAGAGGCGGTAGCTCGTGAGCAGCTCGTAGCAGTCCTGGTCGCCGAAGAGCATCTCCAGGATGTCGTTCGTCGGCGGCTGGCTGGGATCGAGGTAGATCAGCTCTGACTCGATCGGCTCGATGTCGGCCGAGACGAAGCGTGTCCCGCCCTGGAGCTTGACTTGACGGGCGCACTCCTGCCCGACGGCCGAGCCGAGGTCGAAGCTGCCCTCGGCGTAGACGAGCTGCCAGGTCTCGCCACCCTCCTTGTAGGAGATCTCCTCGATCGCCCCGACGACCTCGGAGCTGCGGTGGCCGGGCTCGTTCCTGTACTGCCAGGAGAGGCCGACCGGGAGGTTGCGGAAGTCTCCGGCGCCGACCTGGGCGGCGCGGCCGTCCGTCGTGCGGAGCCCCTCGACGAAGAGGAAGGCGTGCCAGCGCTCGGGCAGCTCGGCAGCGGCGACCTCCTCCGGCGTGAGCAGCACGAGCCCGTCGGCGGTCAGAGCCTCGACGCCCTCGGCGCTCGACGACTTCGCTGGCTTCTTGAGCGAGCCGTCGGCGTTCCAGTTGTCGGGGATGTGCGACTCGGCGTTGAGCTTCTTCGCCTGCTTGATGATGTGGCGCCGGATCGCGTCGTGGTCGGCCCCGCCCCGACCGACAGCGTGGATCGCCTTGTCCAGCTCGCCGACGTTGCGGATCGGGTACGACCCGTCCGGCATCGCCTGGCCCTTCTGGACGGCGTCGTCTCGCTCGGCTTTGGAGATGAACGCCCAGTAGGGGGGCTCGTCGCCGATGGCGAAGTCGACCTCGTTGAGCGAGTAGATCGCCACCTGATCCTCGGTGACCCGGTCAGTCGGCGTTGCCCCGAGTTCGATCAGCTCGGCGATCGTGTGCGAGCCCTTGGCCTTGAACGCCTTGCAGGTGCAGTTCGCCATCTGGCAGGCGCCGGAGTTCGCCCCGGCTGCGAGGTTGGCGTGAGCGCTCGCAGCGTGGCTACAGGTGCACATCGCTCCGTTGGGCACGTCGCCAGCAGCGAACGGCTCTGGCTCGTCGTCGAGGGGGGCGAACTGGTAGCGCCTCATCGGGGGCTCCTCTCAGCCGTTAACGGCATGGCAGCACGCGCGCACCATACCTCACGGCGAACGGCGAGAGGGGGAAGGAGTCTCAGCCGCTCGGCGAGACACTCTCTTGCGAGAGCCCGCCCGCCGAGCGACTGCGATCACTCGGGGCCTGATCGGGGCCCTGAGCTGGGGCTGAGTGAGCGCTCATGAGGACCACTCTTGCGAGCGACTGTCCTCGGGCTCAGCCCGTGAGAGCAGCGTAGCGCGTTAACGCTATTCGGGGCAGTTACGCCGCCAGCAGCTCGCCGTTGCGGAGGTAGCCGTGCCAGCTCGGCGCGTTCTTCGGGTTCGGGTTGATGAGGATGGACGGCGAGAGCGTGAGGAAGGGAGGCTCGCCGGAGCGCTGCCAGTAGCGGCCGGGGAGCCCCTTGCTGGCTGGGCAGTCGATGCAGAAGATCCCGGCCGGGGTCATCACGATCAGGTGAGGCATCGGTCTCGGGCTCGTGTCGTTCGCTCGGCGCCCGTGCGTCCACTCGTGCATCGCCCCGACGTTCGGTCGCCCGCTGCCGTCGGCCAGCCAGAGGTCGTCGAAGGACTCGGCCAGGAAGCAGATCACGGCATGACGGAGGGCGGGGCGGTCGCCCCACCGCCCCATCCGGTGTCGTAGACGAGCACGCACCGGCAGTTCGCCGCCATCGCGTCCGAGAGGTTGGGGTCGCCGGGGTAGGCGGCCGACTCGCCCCCGACGTTGAAGTAGCCGTCGACCGGCACGGTCGTCTGGTCGATCGCCGCGTGCTCTGGGCGCACCTTGTCGTCCTCCATCGTCTGCCAGGTCTTCGAGCCCCCGACATACTGGCCCTGCGAGTAGCTGGAGTCGCCGAGCACGACGGCCTGGCTCACGGCGTTCGAGACGTGGTCCATCAGCCGGGAGACCATGAGCCCTCGTCCATCGGCTCCGGCGAAGACGCCGTCGAGCGAGGTCGCGAGGTCGCTCGCGCTCGCGCTCGTCGTGATCGCCGTCACCATCGCCTGCCCGATCTGCCCGCCGACCTCGGTCGCCGTCGTCGCGATCGAGTCGAGACCGGCCGCGATGATCTCCTGGATGCCCTGGGCCGTCATGACGGCTCCGAAGCCAGCGAGCGCGGCTGGCACCGCTGCCATCGCCTTCGAGGCGAGTTCCTTGAGCAGGCGCTCGGCCACCGGCATGATCGTCGACTGGACCCGGTCGTCCCAGGTCGTCGTGTCCCAGGGGTCGGGCCCCGGCGTGCCGGGCTGGATCGCCGGTAGGTGCTTCTTGTGCTCGGCGACGGCCTTCTCGAACGCCGCTTGCAACTCGGCCTCCAGCCGAGCGATCTCGGCGCGGTCGATGATCGCCTGGCTCACGGCTGCCCGGTCGTCAGCTCCGGCGCGCTCGGCTGCTCGTTCGACCAGCGGCCCGGTCGCGTCCAGCCGACGTCCTCGACGTGCTGAGCGAAGTAGGCCAGCTCCACCCGGAAGTCGGGATCGAACAGCCGTCGCCGGGCCATCTCCTGCACCGTGGCCGTGACGCGCTCGGCGAGCGTGCCCGGCGAGGCCGAGCCGTGCTCTCGCGCCCAGGCGGTGACGGCTCGGGTGAACGGGGCGAACTCTCCGGCGAACAGCTTCTCGATGCCGATGTCGGCGACCGCCTGCGGGCCGAGCGTCCGGGCGATCTCGGCAGGCGCCACGCCATCGAGGACCATCGCGAACGTCGGGGTGCGCCGGGCCTCGCCACGGAGGCGGTTCGCCGCCCGCTCGGTCGCTCGATCGACGGTGATCTCGGCTGCTGCGAAGATGCGGAGCGCCAGCACGCCGATGCCGTAGGACTCCCCGCTGTAGACGACGTGGCGCGCGCTCGCCTGGACTGGCGCCGGAGCTGGAGGAGCGCCGGGGGCCGGAGCTGGCGCCGGAGGCTGGCCGGGCAGGACTGGAGCCGGGAGCGCTGGGCCGCCCTTTGTGCCGGGAGCTGGCTGGACGCCGAGCGCCTCCTTCTGCTGCTCCAGCAGTCTCGCCAAGCCGGGGTCGGGGAGCGTGACGCCGTCCTGGGGGAAGCCCGGCTGGACCTGTGGCCGGAGCAGGTTGGGGTCCATGAAGGGGAGCACGTTCGTGTCCTGGGCTCGGATCGTCTCGCGGATGTTGAGCGCCTGGGCCATCCGTATCCGCATCGCCACCTCGTCGGGACCGGGGAGGTCGTCGACGGTGAAGCCGAGCGCTCGCAGATAGGACTCGTCGGAGAGCACCATCGCCGCGTGCGCCTCGCTGGCGTTCTTCGAGCGGTCGGGGTGGGCGACGAGCTTCGAGGCGTCGTACCAGATGTGCTGCTTGCGGATCTCGGGGGGGATCTCCGGCATCGTGCCGTCGGGGTTCGGGCCGATGCCAGCCGCCTTCATCAGCGCGGGCCAGAGGTAGCCGACGGTGAGGCACTCGCACCAGACGAGGAGCTTCGGCTCGATGTGCGTGCGGAAGAGGTCCTCGGTGATCTGCCCGGCGTTGGCGAAGGTCGTGTTCATGTGCC